GGCCAATTTGTAGACAAAAGCCAACAGCCGTTTAAGATATCGGAAGTCGATTTGCAAAAGCAAATGTATGATGTCTTTTTCCGAAAATTCGAACCAGTATACGTATTGATGAATATTATCAACACCTTACTGATCCAATACGAAAAAGACCAATTGCCTTGGGTGGATGAGCCAATGGAAGAAATGTTGCAATTTTACCGAAAGCTCCTTATTAGAACAGAAACGGATGCTAAGTTTTACCAGAATTCAAAATTCCATACATATGTAACTAAGCAGCAGATAGAGGATGACTTCCAGTCTCGTTTGGAGAACTGATGAAAAAATACGCACAATTCAAACAAGGAGTATATAAACCACTTAACAGGGCGAAGTGCACAAACTCTGGTAATATTATCTACCGTAGTTTTCTGGAAAGAAAATTTATGATCTGGTGTGATAAGAACGCCAATGTCATTGAATGGGGCTCTGAGAATGTGATAGTCCCGTACGTTTCTCCTATTGATAATGCAGTTCATCGTTATATCGTCGATATGTACGTTAAAGTCCGCGAACGCGATAAGATCTGCAAATACCTCATTGAAATCAAGCCTTATAAGCAAACCATTCAGCCTACTATTACTAAAAAGAAAAAAGAATCAACTATCATTCATGAGCATGCAACATGGGTGGTAAACAATGCCAAATGGGAAGCAGCAAAAGGCTTTGCAAACAAGTACGGCATGAAATTTATTATCATCACAGATAAAGATTTGGATAATACGTGTAAGTAATTTTACATGTCCAAGAAAAAGCGACTTCGGCACCCCGAAGAAACTGATGAGCTTGCCAGAGTATATTTTGGCAGGGAAATTGACGGTCTAAATTTTAAAATCTATTGCAAATTTGATTTCAACGAAACACACAAAAGATTTTTACAGCTATTAGACGATGTAGACACAAAAATGGTCATGGTAGATGGCCCCGCTGGATCAGGTAAAACATATCTATCTGTTCTTGCAGGACTAAAGCACCTATCACAGAGACACTTCGAAAAAATTGTATATATTCGAAGCATAGCAGAATCCGCAGCGAAAAGTATTGGATCATTGCCTGGTGAATTGGATGAAAAATTCAAACCATGGTCAATTCCGTTAATGGAAAAATTATCAGAGCTAATTGATCGCACTACTATCGCAAATTTAATGGAAGACAATAGAATCGAGTGTGTTCCTGTTAACTTTGTAAGAGGCATGACATTCCACGATAGCTTTGTCATTATTGACGAAGCTCAGAATCTTGACTTCAAAGAATTGACCAGTTGTTTAACACGATTTGGTAACAACACTCAATATGTTGTTATTGGAGATGCCAAGCAAGCCGACATCGGCGAGCGTTCTGGATTTACACGTGCTACAAAGGCTTTTGCTGATGTTGAATGTATCGAAAACGGTATTTATTCGTTCAAATTTACTGAGGATGATATTGTTCGTTCTGCAATCCTTAAACTCATAGCACGCAAGCTAGGAGCTGTATAATAACGCAATGATGGCACGATAACCTAGCTAAAGTTATCGTGCCATCCTATAGTTATCGTTCTGTATTATTTGTCGTATTTCACTTTATAGTGAGATACTAGCATTTCATAGAATCTTTCATTTGGGTTTGCGATAGACTGGCCTGCGTGTTCGTATTTGGTTCTTGAATGTGGTTTATACAAATAAGATAGCCATTGATATCCTAAACACTCTTCGCAGAACTTTGCAATCGCGCATGAATTATACTCGCCACTATGGCAGTCGATAATAATATTTTTCTTTGCATTTGCAATAAAATTGATAATTGCATCAACACATTGCAGTTCATGAGAGTCTTCTTTTAGCACCACAGACAGTTTAGGATACTGATCCAATATATTGTTTGCGGTAATTGTATCAAGTGTAGCATCTTGGATAGATATCCATGAATAATTAATAACATTCAGGCTCCACTTTTCGGCTACCTTTCTTGATATGTTTAGTACCTTTGGAGGCGGCTTGATCATGTGTCATTTTAAAGTATTGCGGTCTAAAGAAAGATCGTAATTTTTATCACACAGCAATGAATTTTTTAAGTCATCTCCATTAATTTCGAATTCTTTTTTATTATCCTCAACGAAAACTAACATATTGCCTTTTTCTTTTTTGCGAACGTAGCTATATATTGTCTTTTTATTGTCTTTTCGGATTGAAAGATAGTATTTTGGAGATTTCATTACAGGGCGATTTTCTTTAAACGGGACTTATCAATAGTACTATTCCGACTACCGATTTGGTATGTAGTAAGATTTTGTTCCTGTGGAGCTGATTGTGATAGAGTTGGGTCGAGATATTCGACTAACCAAGAACCGATTGGATTTTTCTTGCTAGCAAAAATCTTTTCATAGCCCAAACTCGAAAGTCGGTTATTCGCCAACCATTCGATATATTGGTGTACATTCTCCTCATTGAATCCAATCAAACTGCCCTTTGAGAACAAATAGCTAGCCCAATCCTTTTCACATTGAACTGCCGTTTTATACATCTCATAAACCAAGTCAGTATTCTTTTCTACTAGGTCTTGGAAACCTTCATCTGGATTGGTCTTCCAAAGCTTGATGATGTTTTGCGTAATTGCAACGTGAAGCGATTCATCTTTATTGATCAGGCGAATAATTTTCGCCATTTGAGGTGCCTTTCCTTGTTTGCCAAACCAGAAGGAGAACAGGAACGATACATGAAAATTAAGTCCTTCTGCAATCTGCGTTGACAAAACAGTCTTAAAGATTTGCTCTTGAACATTTCTATCCGAATCTTTGGTGCCTAAAAGATCATCAAATGCTTTAGTTACTTCGACAGATCTCTTATTGATTTCTTCATTGACTACGATTGAGTCAAAAAATTCCTCTGGCTTCTTGGTAAGGCCTTTAAGCGCATGCGTATAAGATTCACTATGAAGAACTTCACAGAATTGCCAATACGAACAGGCTGCTTCCAATTCAGGTAGCGTAATGTATTTGGTAATTTCATTAATGCCTCTGCTCAGCACTGAGTCTGTTGCCGTTTGCCACATTAGATTATTCTCAAAGATCCATTTCTCTGTAGCACTCATTGTGTCAATTTTCGACGCTTCGCCAGAAAAATCAATCTCCTCTGGATTCCAGAATGCAGACTTTTGATCTTGATATAAATCATAAAATTTCTTATACTTGAAAACATCGAACCGTTGTAGGTTGAGTTCAGGTCCTAAGAACATTTTACGTTCATGTGGTGGAATATTAGATTTGTTGTATACGCTTTTCATAGTGAGCAAAATCCGGTAGCACATCCAGAATCGTCCGAAGACTCGGCTTTTTCTGATGTATCATTTTCTGAGACTTCTTCCGCAGCAAGACTTGTGTCTGCTGAGACTATTTGTTTGTTCTTCGCATAATAAAGAGTCTTCAGACCGTATTTGTATGATAAAAGAATATCATACGCAACGTCTGTAGTTTCAAGTTTATTATTCTCATAATTGCCGTAGTTGTAGTAATGATTGGTACTAGCGGCCATGCACAGCCATTTCGTAATAGCTGCAGCACATTTGATAATTCCTTCATTTGTACAATCATACGCCGATTTATAATACTTACCGTATTTCTTTGCACCTGGTGCAATCCATGCCGCACTTCCTTGACGATCATCTTTGAATTGGAAGAGACTGACAATTGGTTCCATACCATTAGTCGAATTCTGGGTTAAAGAACTATTGTGCGATATAATCTTGCTTTTTCCCGAGTCGATTACATAAGAATGGACATTTGGAGATTCTACGTCGTACGTTGGACAAATTTCGTTAGATTTTGTTATTCTGTTGATTTTCATATTCGTTATATATTTTATACAATTCGTCAATACTGATGCTTGACTTGCTTTGTTTTGAACAATTTTTTGATCTCTCTAAAATTTCTAAATTGACAACAGACCCAATCACTCTCGGTGATATGTCGTTTATATATCCTTGCTTCTGTGAATATCGATGGTCTACATGATATTCCTTGCTTCTTTTTTCAAAAAGTACTTCATTATCATTGATTGATTGGGATGTCCAAAATCCTACTTCCATTTTGTATTTCTTCCAGTCATCTAATTTGTCAAGAGTTAGCCACACACCTTTTTTTTCCATTGTCTCTCTTAACTTATTATTAATCTCTTGATGATGTGCAAGCCATTCATCACCAAATATGCGTTGGAGATTGGTTGGGTTTCTTGTGTTGTTGAATATACGTTTGGCATTTATTTTTTCCAAAATAATATCAATATCCTCATCCGTATACCCTTTGTCGTAATATACAGAGCTCAGTAGCCCACACTTTTGAAAATAGTATTCTCGTGCTAATTTACTAGCTTCCTCTTCGGTGCAATCTTGTCTTGACAAATAATACTCTTTGCACCATTTGGATTTGCGGCGCATGTAATTACTATATTCACATTTCCATGTATGTGGATATTTTTGTTTATACTCATTCAATATATTAACTGAGGATTTCTTGCTTGACAACTGAAATTTTTTAAATAATGCTTCGCCTTTTTCTTTGCCGTGTCTCGCACAAAACCCTTCTAAAGATGTAGTCTTTTGAGATTTTAAATTGGCTATTTTTAATTCCGCTTCAATTAATGTAATACCGAATTTGAGAGATGCTGTGAGTGGATCATACATAACCGGAATTTTGTTTTGAAGACAATATTTGACTCGGGTATTCCATTTGTAAAATCCATCTTTTGACCATTTGTCTTTTATCGCCATTGCGAAAACTTTTATAGTTTTGCCTTGAAATCCCTCGCCATATAATTCATCTACATCTTTTTTGGCATTTATATTCGATGAAAATGCATTTAAAAAATCGATAATACTACTCTTTAGATTAGAACGTTTAGTTGCCATAATGCGTATAGATTTTACTTATCGCATTATGGCAACTAAATTGGGTAGATTATTCGATTTCCATAATTTCTTCGTCAACTGAAAGTTCTTCCACTGTCTTCCACCCATCCTTGGTCAGGAATCTATGATCTTTAGTCGCTTTGATAATATCACCATTTTCAAGCTCAATATCAAATACTTCGCTAGTGCCATTGTAATAAATTCTATTCGTCTCAACCGGCCCGTCTTTTGTTTCGAGTGTAATAGTTTTATCAGACTCATGCCAGCCTTTCATATCATGCATTTCAATATTCTTCCACGAAAACCCAAGTTGTTCGCAAATTTCATGGAAGTTCATAGGTTTGCCATCAACAAAGACTTTGGTATCCCATTTTAGGCACTTTTCGCACGGCATCTGTGAGGAGACCGTCATGTTTCTCATGCCGTCACGACGAATATTTGACATCAGGGCATCCCAGTCCATTGAAGGCTTTCTGGTAATAAATTCATCCACATCCTTCTTGTATAGATCAAGCTTGGAATATCCTTGAGCGTATTTGGATTTAGACCAGTCAGGCGCTGGTCCCTTTTCTTTGGCAAGCAACCAAGATGCCTCCATTAGGTAATATTGCTGGCGTTCCATGAACTCATCGATAGCATTAGGTGCTTCTGGTGAATCATGATTCAAGCCTTGTGTCGCTAACCATCCTGCTAGATTAGTAATGCCAATACCAAGCGATCTTTTATTCTTAGTGAATCTTTCGGCAGCAGGTGCAAAGTATAATTGGCGATCTACCATATCATCTAGCATGCGTACGGCCTGATGGCATACCTCACGGTGTTCATTTGCCGATCTGATATTGAGCATATTGACCGCCGCAAGCAAACACGTACCAATTTCACCATTAGGATCATCTAGGGATTGACATGGTTTCGTTGGTTGTAGGATTTCTACACAAAGATTCGTCATGTTGACACGCTCAGTCCATGGAGAAAAATCATTAGCAAGATCGATATTAAGAATATAAATTCTGTTCGTTTCGATTCTTTCTTTGATCAAAGAATCAAAGATATCATCTGCAGGAATAGACTTTTTAAATTTAATCTCTGGGTTTGCTTCTGCCTTGAGATAAAGCTCGTCAAATTCAGGCATACCAAACGAATCAAATAATTCAGGAACCTCATGATTCGAGAATAGAGTAATGTTTCCGCCTTCATTCCAGCGTTCATAGAAGATTTTAGAAATACCAATTACATAGTCAAGATGTCTTACACGATTATATTCGGTACCACCAACATTTCGCAATTGGAGAATAGATTCAATCTCCCAATGGAAAATAGGTGCATTGGCTGTACCGGCACCACGTCTAGCACCACCTTGTTGCTGAGACTTGATCGCATCTTGGAACACTTTGAGATATGGAATAACCCCACCATGAATAGTCTCGCCATTCTTAACAGGAGACCCAACACCACGAATCTTGCCGAAATCTAATCCAATGCCATATCCATAACTGGTAGCCCTCGCCATAATATGCGCAGACGAAAAGATCGAGTCTGCCGTATCATCGACTTGAATCAAGCAACAAGATGCACCTGTCTTAACGGGGGTTCTCCATCTTGTAAGCATTGGTGTTGGTATATTCAAACGACGCTCAGATACATCGTCATAGAATTGGCGGATATATTGAATCCGTTTCTTGGATTCATAATTTGCATAGTGAGACATACCAATACACATGAACGCAAATTGAGGAGTCTCATATACTTTATGATTGACTCGATCTTGAACTAAGCCAGTGCGCACGAGATGCTTCATGCCAGCAAAATCGAACATAGTCTCGTCTCTTTCGTGGTCAATATAACTGCCAATCTTATTGATCTCTTCTTCACTGAACTTGTTAATTAGCTCATCTGTATAGACTCCGAGGTCTACACATTTCTTGATGTGGTCATATAGTCTTGGTGGTGTATTACCACCCCACACTTCTTTACGAAGGCCATATACCAAAAGCCGTGCGGCTACAATTGAATAATTTGGATTTTCTAAAGAAATAAGATCTTCTGCTGACTTAACCAATGAGTCTTGAATTTCCGCTGAGGTGATGCCATCGTAGAAGTTAATCTTGGCATTCATAAGAATATCAATTGCTGATGCTCCTGCTACGCCTTTTGTTGCATGGTAGACCATTCTATTGGCCTTTTCTGCATCGAAAATTTCTGTATCTCCTGTCCGTTTTTTGACTAAAATGTCTTTCATGTAATGTTTATCGAGCATACGTTTTAGTATTTAGATTCTTATAATGGCTGAATCTATACTATTCGTTTATTTATTTTTATATTAATCTTCGTCTTCAATATCGACCGAAATCGTCTCATCTTCGAGAATGATTTCCTGGATTTTATCAAACAGGATCATCTCTGCTTTTTCGCTGTCGATGGGATTATCCGTCATAGATACCACAGTCTTAATCAGGTATGCGATGGCAACTGCACACTCTTCGATAGTTGTGTCTTTGCAAATTTTGACATCAAATGCTTCGTCGTCGCCAGACAATTGAACGAGAAATAATACATTTGAATCATTCGATGATTTCTTTACACTCATATCGATAATATGATATTGTGTGTATGCAAAATCAAGAAATGTATTGAATTAAAATGGCATTACATCGACATCTTTTTTTGCCGCGTACTGATCTATTAGAGCTCGTTCTGCTTGTGCGTCTGCACTTATCTTGTAAATAATCTGGACTGCATTTTGAACCTCTTTTAGCATATAGTCATTGATTATATTAAGTTCAATGTTTGTAACGTCTTCACTCTCCTCGTTATCCAAAAGACCAGAATCAATTAATCCTTGTGCCCACGACTTTGCCAGGGCGTCGGCGATTTCTGGTATGTCTTTGGTACTAAACATAGACAGATATTTTTTGAAGAGATAGAAAACAAGATAATTTGTTATATCCTCTCTAAATATTGACTTAATGTCTGAATCAAATTGGAAATCATCATTCATGGCAGTTTGAGATTCAAATGATTCAAGACGGCCAAAAGATGAGTCGCTTCATAAACCGCGTCAAAGAGTGCGTGGTGCAGTGGATGTTTTTCTGATCTTTCTTTTCGGAATTTGTTGTCAGGATCAAATTGAAGAATGGTTCTTACACATCTCTCTTTATTATATGGCCACGGTGATCTTTTGCCACAAAGCTTAAAGCTATCTTCGAGAATCGAGCAATCAAATGAAGGGCCGTGTCCCCAGATATAACTATTTGGCACTTTTCGAAACCACTCCTCGAATTTGGTAGTTGCGATGTCTAGTGTGACTGGATCAACAAGCAGCGCTTTTTGTATATTTTCTGGTTGTTTTTTCCACCAGTTCATTGTATTCACTTCAGTAGTAGCCCCTTTCTGAACCGAATCCAAAGGATCGACATTGGTATAGAATGTATCATACATTCCATTGCTATCAAATCTAACAGCACCTATAGAAATAATCGCTGCGTTGTGTTGTGTTGATAGCGTTTCGAGGTCTACTAAAACGTGATTTCTCATTTATATATCTAGGTTTGTTGATCTTTATTATCAACGAAGCGATCATATTTTTCAACAATAGATTTTTTAATTTCCTCACCATCTGCATTAACTGGCACCTTTGCCAATTTTCCCATAACAACTTCTGCAATAGAATGCTGGAGGTGATAATGAACGGGCTTGTTGTTATTGATAATTGCCAAAAGTAGGCAATGCTCGTCATCGGATAATTGCCTGATAAAATCAGTATGAAATGTCATATATTCTATTTGATTGGTTGTTTTTTAATTCTGTTTCAAAGTGATGTAATTTATTAAGGACGTTATCTTTGAATCTTGACATTGCTGCTGCAAAAGCTATAATAATGATGGCAACTAAACCATACCCTAGAAAGTCGTAATAACCAAATGAAAATGAGGACATATAAAATTATTTACAACAAGATGGAAGTCCTTTTGTTCTTATTTGGTGTAGTTTCGTCTCTCTATCAATCTGTATCTTTTGTCTGAATGCCACACCTCTCCTTCTGTCTGAACTTCGTAGATTCCTTCTGTGGTTGGGATCTGAGTGCCTTTGATCGGTGTCAGAATCGATGGTTGGTAAATTTTAAGAGGTGTTACCGATGGCATGCTTTCCTGCTGCGAGTGTTTACACGCCAGTAGTTGTATTGCCAGTGCTATTAGGATTATCTTTGTTTTCATTCTTTTTTGGCGTAAAGTATTCACTCATATCTGTCATGAACCTTTGCTCCGATAGGAGATAGGAATATATTAAATCTGCCATATCCGATGAGTCGGTTGTTTTTTGACCCCGAAGCATTTCGATTTGATCGGCATATTCTTTTTGCTTCTCTCTAGATTTAGAATGGATTTCATAGTAATAATACTTGCCCTTCCATTCTAAAAATAGAATAGTCGCATCCAGAAGTCTTTTGATGATCTCTATCACTTTTCTTTACCAGTTTCTTTGGCGTGTAGAATGTTAAGTGCAAGAAAATCAATTACTTTGTATATTTTGGCAAGACCAGTTCCTTCTTTTGGTGTTGGAATGATGGCAGCAAGCGCAGAAGCAAATGTCACCAATGCCGAAAATACTTGGAAATATTGATTGTTGATTAGCGGTTTAAGTAGTTCTTCCATGAATCTACTTACCTGTAGCATGTGCATTTTCGCTAATATTCATCAAAAGTGCAGTTTGCAGGATTGATGTTCTAATTGGTGTCAAAGATATACCATGATCGAGAGCGCATTGACTATCTAACGCACAATTTGCTCTTGGAATTGGGTCCATCTTTTTATATTCTTCCAATGTCATATATTGCTTTTTGGGAATTTTATCTCCCATAGCAGAAGTCAATATGTCTATAATTTGTTTCGTTGTGATGTAACCCGGTTGTGTTAAATTGAATGTTTTACGGCTCGTTTGCAAGCTGAATGTCTTGTAAGCTGCACGCACGAACTCGTATAAATCAGTATAAGAATTCGTTGTATTGATTAATTTTTTAAAGAG